TTATACAGTTTTGCAATTGCAAATCATCAATCCACTTTGAGTTAAATCAATGTTTTGTACAGTCCACTTTTTATCCATACTTGGAAACTTAAAATTAATTTTAATCTTTTCCTTATTAACTTTATTGTCCTGAAGCACTAGGATTATTTCATTCACTGGTACTCTGATTGCATCTGTAGAATTTACAGAGAACGATTTATTATCAACAATTGCATGAACATAAGTTGGTTCACCAACAATCTCCTCAAATACAGCCCTTCCTAAATCATCATATCCTAGAAATTTACCGTTTGTTATTTCTCCAGGGAATTCAATTACATGATTACACTGTCTCATAAGGGCTTTATACTTGGCTGTACGCATAGATGAACTCTCGGTAATTGTAAGATATTTAAAGGTCTTATAATCGACTACAGAGCCTCTAGGCACGTTTTGAACCGTATGTATATATCTTTCTTCCTGTTCACTTATTAATGGATTAGTAATTATTGCTTCTGTTTCTTTGTCATTAACTTTAACTTGTTCTCCATAGTCCATTATTATAGAAGAAACTAATGATTCATCAATGAGTTTCACTATGAAACCTCCTTTCTATTACCCGTTGAACAGCATAAAGAAATTGGATTCATTATTGACCTGTTCATCCGTCTTCATTTTTCTAATTTTACTTTCCAATTGATCAATACGAGCCATTAAATTTTCATGAAAGTCAGAAACCGTCATATCGTCTACTTTTACTGTTCTCATAAGGGATGGATTATTTGCAATTGATTCTAGGATAGATAGTGCTGCAGAGTAGATATTTTTCTTATTAGTGGCTGATTGAGGATTATATTCAGTTAGAGAATCAATGTCATTCTCTTGAAGATAAATAACTTTCTCACTTTGATCTAATTCAATCCCTTTGATTTCTAAATCCAATCGTTCTAAATTAATCATTAATATCATTCCCTTTGTTATATTGGTAATCATGTTTAATATCTACTGCAAATGCTTCAAGCGTTTCATCTGTTACTGGAAAACCTAGTGATGGATTTTCAGCCCTGTCTACCTCATACCATATACCGTCATTATCAAGTAAATATTTTCTGACGATATTCTTAGAGTGCCTTTTCATAAAACCTGAAATGTAACCTGCTCCAGATACTTTTCTGAAACTTTGATGTTCGATTTTAGATGTACATTCTTGATATGGTAAGTGTTTATGGAAATAAGTTGATAAGCGACCAATGAATTCATCATATTTAACTTTGTACATTGCATCATATTGATATTGTTGCATTCTTAACATCTCCTTTGAAATTTGATTTTGTTCTTGCGGTGAATAGTTTCGTGATACTCTTCTTCGGTAAACATCATGATAATTTGAAAAATCTTTCATTGTTTTTCCCTCCACAAAATAAAAAAGCGTCCGAAGACACTTTCATTAGTTAAAATCCATTACATCTACTTTACACCTTTTGTATTTGACAGAACTTCTTAATTTAGTCATAACTTCAAATGCTTTTTCTTCACCTGGCAAAATACCCTCATCACCTGCTGCATAAGTAGTATCCGTGTCAATTACGTTGTTTGATTCATCCAAATAACTAACTTTCAATTGTATAAATGAATATTTCTTATCTCCATTATTTCTAACAGCACCAGTTACAATGTTATAATCACCATCTAATTTATAATCCACATCTGTAACTTGGAGAATAGGTGTAGTTTTTGCTGAAGTTGTTTCAACTTTATCTGACCCTGATTTTTCAATAGCAGAAGCATTCAATTTTTCTTCTTTACCGTGTCCATCATTATAAGTTATCACGTAGTCTTCAGGTTGATATGAACGATCATAATCCGTTGTGTAGTAACCATCTTTTTTCCATTCAAAGAGACTAATACCATCTAAACTACAATACTTTTTATAACCACACGCAAAATTAATTCCATCATTATTTTCTGTAACCATCATTGCTGCTTTACTAATCAAAGAAGCCTTTTGACTGTTATCTAATTCCGAAAAATTTGCATTTACAGATGATAATAAATTGTAAGGGTATGAGGTCAAGCCATTATATTCAACTGATTCTGCGTTCTCATCTTTAGAAAATTCAAATGAAGAAAAATACTTGCTTAATTCTTTATCTTTGTTTAATTTTTCTTCAATTTTGTCCAATGTAGACTCATTAATCGCTACATACGTGTAGTAATACCAGAATCCTACACCTATCAGTCCTATAATAGTAAAAACACCAAGGGTACTCCTATATTTTCTAAATAACTTTCCCATCATACACCCCCTATAATTTAACAGTTAAATAATACCATGAAATTATATGGAATATTCATTATTTTCCAATTAAATGCACAAAAAGACACTCAAATGATGAGTGCCTAGAGTTTTATTTCTTACCTTCTTTTTCTCTCTCTTCCCTTTTACGTTGTTCTCTTTCTCTATTAGCCTTTTCCTCTTGCTCTCGTCTTTGCCTAATTAACTCCTGTTGTTGTCTTGATAAATGTTGAGTGTCATATCCAAATCCCATGATATCACCTCCCTCTGTCCAATTTATTTCGACATTTAGGGAGAAAATACCTTGTTAAAAATAGGTAATTTTATTTATCCTTTATAAAATCATGATGTTTTAACTCATATATGTCATATAAAACTCTATTAATGATTTCAATAATTTCAAATAATTTACTGTACCCTGGACTTTGAATATTATGTATGGCGTTATTTCCAAATTTGATAACACCTTGTAAAACTAATGCTTGAGGAAGTAAAATTAACCCGTTCTCGAACAAACCAAAAATTCTCCCACCAAGACTTGTATGTTCTCGTATTATATCTTTATTGTCAGGTAACTTTACACCGTTTTTATCATACAAGTGCCCGCCTTTTATATCTAAGTGTGAGCAAATTCCCTCAAGTAATGTTCTTAGCCCTGCAGTACATAAAATAGCATGTTTAAAAGAATAAGATTCTATTATTTGATCATATAAATTAGATAAATTTTTAGGAACATTTCTAAATTCTTGAGGGGTAATTTTAAAAGGCCCTTCCATTGTTTCAAGTATAGGCTCAGGAGGATACACAGTATATAACCTACCCCAAACGATTTCATCACCGTTCCATTCTGAAGTCTCATCACCCTGAAAATCCTCAACAAAAGAAATAGAATCACAACCTAAACATTTAGTAATGTGATACTTACATATCCAGTGTTCATGAGATTCTTCATCTGCATATTCCTCATAAGTATTAATTACCGACATATTCCTTTTTCCTTTACATTTCCTGCAATAAATCTTTTCACTAAGAATATCCATAGTTTCACATCCGTAAAATTTATGTAACCATTTTACTATATTTTCCTTGGGTGTGTAAAAGGGTATGTTACGGCACTCTTTTTTTCGATTAGGGGTATTTATATAAGCAATCCTCATACATTTTATGTATATTTCATTCAAATTTGGTTTACATAATAGCAGGAATAGTCAGTAACTAATTTCCATAAATCCTTATATATCAACGTTTGTAGCACTTGAATTTTTTCTCAATTATACGCTATTTTATACACCCTTGATATATCAACGTTTGTGGCTCATAAGGTGCATGAAATAGTGAATAAAACTTTTCTTTTATTAGGTTTCATAAATCTTAAAAAATGAGCCGTTATCTCAAATTTGTGATATCTTTTTGCTGACCCCTGTATTCCATTCTAAGCCTCGGCTGCACTGACCTCTGTATAACAATGTAAGCGCAAAGCAACATATACTCTACGCTCACAAACCCTTGCTATACCTATGTTTTCATTAACTTTACACTTCTTCTTCCATATCTTTACCAACTTTATCCACACTATCCACAACTTGTTTTCCTCTGTCCTCACTCTTAATCTTATTCAATTCCATCTGGACATCAGTTGTATATGGACTATGAGACAAAATACTCTCTAAACTAATCGCTGCCATCTCATTCAATGACTTCAGATTTTCAATAATCTCTTTATCATTAGCCGGTCTAGCATACTGGAATACGCAATCTAGGCTCTCATATTCGTCTTCATTAAATTTGATACCTTTGTATCCAAGTAATTTTCTAACCTTCTCAAAACGCTCTTCTAGTCCCTCACGCATGTACTGTTCATTCATTCCCGCTTTAATATCAGCCAATGAGAACAATAATTTAATACTTACCTCAGACAAGTTACTAATGTCTGTCTTATTCATACTGACTGCAGGTGTATTGCTTATATCTAATAAGGATTGAACCAACGTCTTATAAATGGTTTGGAATGATTGGTAATCCAATTGATTACTTACCATCTTGAAGTCACTACCATCATCCAATTGAATCCCTTGACCAACAATATAAGATGAGATACCTTCACCCTTTAACTGCTGTCCAATGGCTACAGGGATAGGATTGTGATGCTTATAGAAGGAATCAGTAAACTTACTAATCAAATCCTCCATTGAATCAAGAATAGTTATCCAATCCTCTAACTCTGATCTACCTTCATTAGTATCTAACTCATTTAAGTTATGATAAACAATCGGTAATCCACTTAGATTCGCATATTGTCCTATCGACTTTAAGTTTCCACCTAGATTGCTGTACTTATAAACAACCTCATCAGTGAATACTGTATGGTAATCTACTCCATCAAGCACATAACTCTCAATAAAGCAGAGTAAGTTATTCTCGTTATCATAAATAGGAAAGGAAGTAGATGGATCAATTAATTTACTTTTAATTACACCTTTATCCATATAGACATATTCAGCACACATGCCATACTTATTTACCTTATCAAGTATCTGAAGGTTTAATCTGTCATATTTACCTTTCTTACTCACCTTTTGATATTCCTTTACTACTCTTTCATTACCAGTAAGCGTAATAGGATTCTGAAGCAAGTAAGACGTTTGGAAGTTAAGTAAAGTCTTAGCATATTGAAGAACAATCTTTCTCGGCTCAAACTCTTTACCATTGTAGTTATAAGAAGGTGATTGAAGAATCTTATGCTTACCACTTAAATAATCCTTCAAATTCATCACTTCGTTAACTCTTGTTTGTGCTGCTACAGTACTAACTTCTTCTAAGAACCATTCAGGACGGTTCTCATGATAAACTCTTACATACTGTTCAAATTTACTTTGTAACTCGCTTTTCACCACTTAACCTCCTAATTGAAAGAAGGTCAGGTTCACCAAGAACCTAACCTAAATCTCAACATAATATTTTGCTTGTTTCATTGCCTGACAACTCATAGCGACACTAATTACTAAGTCATCATGGAGATTCTTGCCCTTTTTATTGCCTAGTTTCCCTTGATTTTCTTGGTAAATTTTCATCTCTTCAAGCGTCTGGATACATTCTATATTGATGAGTCCTAACTCGAAGTTTTCCTTTAAATCATTTATTAAAATAGGCTTAGTTGCTGTAGTAGTCATAAAGCCTAATTGAAGTTTCTTTTTGCCCTTCTGATCAAATATCTTCTGCTTCAAGAGATTCATGTATCCATACTCTTTCCTTAACTTCTCAAGCAATGGCAATCCGTAACTGTTTCTCTCAACGCAAATGTAAGCATAATTAAAAAACCTGCCTAACTCGTTCACTAATTCAGCGAACCTGTAGACAGGAATATCATTTGCATATAAAGAAGCCATTTGTTGCCCCTCTGAATTGAATATACTCATGGTTGAATTATCATTATCCCCACCAGTACCCGAAGCAACGTCAACGCCTCCATAGTGCCTTAATGAGCGTTTAGGAAGGTGATAGATAAACAGATTCTTGTTGATCAGAGGCTTTAATTTGTCAGGTAAATCATTATAAATTTCTTTCGTTTCCATCGGTTGAATAGCAAACTGCAACCGTTCAATAATCTTCTTAGTATCAAATACGGCATTATTACTTTCTGCAAAGGCTTCATCAGGGGTTGTAGGGAATTCCCTTTGAAACTTTTCTAATGAATTCGTCTCTATGTAATACCTTCTAAACATCAATTGTCTGAAGTTTGCTTTGTATTCTTCATACAATATTTTCTCATCGTGTTCAAGGTCGTTCTTGGACATTCTGCGCCCTTTATTATGAACTTTAAACCATTCCTCTGCTTCATCAAAAGAGTGCTTAAATTGCTTACTGTAAGCCTCTGCAAGCCATGAATAGAAGTGTGCCTTCCATACGCTCTCACGTCCTCTGTAAGCCTTCTTAAACATCTCCTGATATGTATTGAACCCTAGTGCTGTAGACTCGATAATAATCTTACTGTACGGGTTCTTAGCAAGTGCTGGAATGGCTGTTGCAATAATTTCTTCCTGGGCTTCATTTGGATACTTAGCCATCTCTGAAAAATGGATTAACTCAAATGTATTCCCTGAAATACTATCCTCTCCACCTGCTGTAGCAACTACAATCCTTGAGCCATTTACCATATAGATTTCATCTCGGTTGCTGATTTCTAACTTAGGAAATAGAGTGGGGTATTTATCATGAGGAAGTGAATTATACATCTTTTTAATCCGTCTTAACAAACTCTGAGTAACCTTATTATGCTGAGTCATAATCATATATGAGGTATCAGGTTTAGTGATTGCTGAATACAACATATAAGCCAGTGACCACGTAGTGAAGCCTATTTGCCGCCCTTTGAGAATGATATTATATTTAGTCATTTCTTTTGTGAATTGTTCCTGTTCTGGATTAAGGATGAATGGAACACTTTCACCATTATTATCTATGATTTTAATGAAATTCTTTGCAAATAAAGGAAATGAGTCCATTACCTTTTTCAATTTTTCTTTGTTAGATTTTATAATAGCCATTTATTCACCCCCAATATCAAAGGAGGACTTAGAATCGTCCTCCTCAATCAAGCATTAATCCGTCATCTTCTTCTATTTCATCTTCTACACTGTTAAATGTTTTGGCTGCCATTTTAGCATTGGCCTGTATATCCTTTTGCAAAGTTAAAAAGAGACGAATTGATTTCTCGTCTCCCTCTTTGGCTTTATTCACCGTTATTTTATATATCTCGTCAAAATCATCAGCAATCTTACTTTCCAGAAGTAGCATGAGCAAGTTTTTATATTGTGCTGTCCGTTCCCATTTAACAAATCCATCAAGGCTCTTCCTGTTTACTTCTCTCATAAAGTCCTCTGCTGACTTCTTAGGCAGATCACGTTTAAATCTAATGTCATGTTTCCATGAGAAATATAATTTCTTTTCATTGGGTAACTGTTCCAATGCCTCGTATATATTCATTCTGAATCACCATCTTCAAATTTCTCAAATTTACCTGTTAACTTCATTATTGAAAATTGCATAGATTCAATCAACGATACAAACTTTTCAACGTCTTTCTTAATATCAGTCATAGATTGGTTAGTTGTTTTCATAATAAATTCCTCCGATTGTTTTATAGAATATAAATAGGACTAGGATTAACCTAGCCCATAAAGTTGAATTTTCTAGAAACCCCTTTTTTCGCGGTACTTTTTACATAGATAAGAAATATTGTAGATTATTATTAATTGTTAACTATTAGATAATATATATAACAAAAAGTTGAATTAAAAATTTGCCAACTCTATGTTATATGTTCCGCAAAAAACGGGGTTTGTGTATTTTTAGAAATTTGACGGTAAACCCTGCAAAGCATCTTCAACCATTGCATCTTGTAACAGAGATTCTTCTTTCTTTTTATAAAATGCTTTTTCATTGGTTACTTTACGCTTAATGTAAGTCTGTTCTGTATCACTAAAAGCAATATAATCTTTAGTTATGTATGTATTGGCAAGTCTTTCACTTTCCTTCAGTCCAATAACAAATTCCTGGTTAACTATACACAGAATCATCCTGTGCTTTTTTAAGGCATCCAAGTATTTATCCAAAGTACGAGGTTTTAACCCTGTTTCTTTGGCAAGATTCGTTAGTGAAACATCATATCCACTCTTAAATATTTGATTTTTACTTTTCAAATAAGAATACAAGAAAAATCCAGTACAACCTATTTCACTTTTGCTCATAGAGAAAAGAAATACTTCTGATGGGATCATATGAGTTTTTTCTACATCATAGAAAACCCCATTTGGATGACCTTCCTCATATGCTTCTGCATCTCTGTGAAAGTGTTTGACCGGAAACTTTATTTTAATGTTTCTTCTTTTACCGTAAAGTACTGTTTCCTTATCATCTGGATCAACATCACTTACCATATAAAATTCTATTTCATCATTTTCATACTTTTTATACGTCCAAGATAAAGGATAGTCACTTACAGTCATGGTATACCCCATTTGATCCAAAAGACCGTTCTTCTTGATAATGTAATCTATTTTTTCATAATTAGGTTTGTACCCTAATATTTGCTTAATAGTTTTTACACTTATCTCAAATTGTCCATATTTAGCATACCTAAACAGCCAAGTAATAAGATAAATATAAGCATATGCAAAATAGATATGTGCTGAAGAAGTAAAATCACTTTCCTTCAAGTCATCAAATATTTCATTTGGCATAAACAATTTATCCTCGTTTTCATTCCAGTTAGTTATTCTAGCAATTTCTTCAAATGTCATGGTATTTCCTCCGATTACTTTTTAGATTATTTATTGGATTGAATTAGTTTTTGTATTGCTTGTACTCTTCAAGTGCTTGCTGCAACTCACTATTGATGTAATAAAGTGAGAACATTTTTTGTGATTTTGGCTCAATTGCCACGCAAATGAAGTTGATTCCTTTGGATTTAAGGAAATCCGACACGTTTTTGTTATAAACAAAATGAAAATTTGATCTGTTCACCTTGCTACCTCCTCACTGATGGTATGTATATTTGAATTTTTTCTTACCTGTTAAAGCAAATGAGATTACATTAGAGAGATTGTCTTTAGATTGTGTTTTGAATGTTTCACCGTATCCGCTCATAAACACGTTCCTTAGCGTAAATTGCTGTTTTGGCAACTCTAAAGGCATACCAAAAAGCCCCTGCAATTCTGCAAGGGCTAGTTTGGTTTCTAAGTATCCATCATTATTTAGTTTTATTTTCTCTTTAGTCTTATATTTACCTTGAAGCATCTCGTACTCAAATTTGTGAGTAGTGTTTAGAAGATCCAATAATTCTTCAAAGCCAAGCAATTTTAAATAAGCATTATGTACTTCTTTAAATCGGTCATCATAATGTCCAAGATAACTTGAATCTATGCAGAGTAAGAGCATTTTACCTTCTTTTGTTTCTGGAAGAGGTAAGCCGTAATAACTCCACATAGTTAGAACTGTAGACATAGCATACTTTTTGAAGTAGTTACCGCTATGAACCTTTAATAAAGCGTTAATATTGGCTGTTTGCGGATTAACATAGTCATCCTCATTAATCCTAACAACATGATTACACCAACTTTTACCCTTATGAAGGGCTAAATCTACTCCAATTGCTTTCCGTTCATCATTTCTATCTGCTACAAATATTCTGTTAAAGTTATAAAAGTAATTAATTTCATTCCCTTTGATGTACTTTTCAATTGCACATCCTAATAGTGAATCTAAATCATCTGATAGCATTAATGAATTTTGACCTTTAGTATAATCTGAACACCATTCTGGAAATAAAACCTTTAATTTTTCGTTCATATCTAGCGAAAGATTGAAAATCTCCCACTATCCTTCAGTTGTGTTAATCCTATGTAATTTGTATCGCTTATACTCCTACTTAACAAATTTAAGTAGAGTCCTCCTTTTAATCCTCAGTAATCCTTATTACTGACGCTAAAAGAAGGAGTTGTGGTATAGCGAATTTCTTTGTAATTCTTTCACTTTTTCACCTCATCTTTCGATTATTTTTTAGAATCTATAATTTCTCTATATCTATGTAATTTTGTTTCTGATAATTCACATTCACCTAATTCATAACGACTCAATAATGACTGGCTACACCCTATTTGACTCGCTAGTTTAGTCAGGGTTAATTTCTTACGCCTCCTTCTCAGCAAGTATTCTTCCTTTTGGTTAATCACATCTTATTCACCCCTTTCATTTAATTTTGTATATAAAAAGAGGATACAAGCCATAAGGCAAGTACCCCCTTCTTGTTATGTAATTAAGCAGTTACTACTTCAAAAGAAGCAGCCGCTTTATCGTTAAGAAGATTAATTCCTGCTTGAGTTTCAAGGAATACAGATTGCTTAGAACCACTTACTGCTTCCACTTGAGCATGGAAAGGAATAAGTACAGGCATTTCAAGGTAATCAGGATTTACAACAAACATTTTATTGTTGCCTAGTTCTTCACATAGAGCAAAGCGTACAGTACCGAAAACAGTAATGTATTCCTCAATGTCAAATCCTAAGAATTTATCACGAGCGAAGAATTCTACAGAACCAGTTTCATTAAGTGCTTTTTTCAAACGTGCTGGAAGGAAACAGATAAGGTTCTCAGAAACACCTGCATCATAAAGTTTTCCAATCATTTCTTCAAATGCGTCACCAGTTAATGCACTTTTAACTTTATGTGCTGCATTGATTTGTGTAAGGATACCATCAGTTGTATAAGTAGCAGTAGCAGAGTTATAACCTTTTGTACCATGTAGAAGTTTATTTTCCATTCTGCGCTTGATTGCTTTAGACTTCTTATCAACTTCATGAGCCAATAGATCAGAAATACCTTTAGCATTTGAATATTGAGCAGTATTAGTAACACTAGCAAGATTAGCGAAAATCTCAAGGTAGTTATCTCTTGGAGCAAGAGTGTCTTTCTTAAATACAGGTGCATCTCCACCTTCTGCAAGTGTTACCGCAGAATCACCAATCTCTTCTGTAATCCAGTGTACTTGAGGTGCTGTAGCCTTTACTGCTTTTGATAGCATAAAAGTTGTAAACGGATTTTGCTTTTTATTTACCTCAATTAGAACGTCTTTCAAATCATAATTCTGGCCTGCTGCGAAATCTTTACTTGTAAACATATAATCATTCTCCCTTATAGTTAGTTTTATTTTTTATAAAAAAGTCACTAATCAGAATCAAATTCCGAAAAGCGACTTAATCATTCCTTTTGTATTACCTGTTTGTTTTGCCTGGTCATATTGAGTTGTTTGCTTATGGTCGCTTGGCACATAACCATTGGCAACTTTAAACTCATCCATTAAGATATTGAACTTCTCAATCTTTTCTTTGAGTTGATCAGTATTTTCAGCCACAAAAAAATCAGCAAACTTTTCAAGCCCTGCTGATTTCAACTCAATATTAACTTCTTTATTCCATAGTTCTTGTTGCTTTTCTTGTAATGCTTTTTCTGCTTCTGATACTTCTTTAGGTTTGAATTGTAAAAGTTCATCCCTTTCAGATTGAATAGGGTTTAATTCCTTTTCAATCCACTCTTGCTTTAATGAATCTAATTGCTCTTGAGTAAAACTAATTAGTTCTGACATTTTTTAACCTCCTCGATTATTTACTGAATTGAACTTTCACCTTTCCTCTGGCTAGGATAGGTTTATTGTTGTAACTGCCAGCAAACTCGAATACAAATGACTCGTTCAATCCACTGGCAGTAGTTTCATAGTCATAAAAATAGACACCAACTTTTTCTCTGTTGCTGTCTGCAATAGGTATAGTTTCAAGATGTAATCCTGTCATGTCATAAATACATAACTCAACATTCTCAGGATCAACTAAATTCCCTGAAAATGATTTAAATTCTACCTTTAATCTAACTGTGTCACCTGAAAGTACCATTAATCAATCACCTCCCAAGAAGAAGGATTTTCCATATACGATACTTTACTTATATTTTCAATCATATAAGCCCTAGACGGGGTTTCTAGAGCATATACATGAGCATTAATAACTCTAGTACTAAGAGGATAAAGGACGCTTATATCGCTTCCTAGAGGGCTTAACGAGGACAATAAATGCTTAAAGGTTTTACTTTTTCTTTCAACTGATGATGAAATTGGATTTATAAAAGTTATCACGTTGAACTGACCACTTCTAACAGTTCTAGTGGACTTCTCAGCGACTGAAAATATAGGCAATCCATAACTCTCAGACAATCTTAAAGTCGCTATATGACGCTCAGAATTAGTGTAAACAGGTTGTTGGAATGTCTCTAATTGTTTAACAGATTTCTGGCTTTTGGCTGCTAGAGAATTTGTAGAATTTGTATAGGCATTAACAGAAATTGTTCCCTTGTTTGCAACTATAGGTACTCCAAACGCTCTCAATGAAGGGTAATCATTTTTGATTAACCATGTGTTTGTAAAATCCCAATTTGTATATGTGGATTGGTTTTTCATTTCAATAGTTGTCTTTCCGGAAATACCTATTGTAGGTGAAGTTTCTTGGTTAGAAGATTGTTTATCAAAAAAGCAGTTTTCAAACAAAATATTCGAATTACTTCTGATAAAACCTGCAAAGCCACTTTTACCGTTATAAGAAGATGAATTAGTGTATATTACTCTTCCAGAACTGTAGGAATTCCTAACAACACTATTACTATCTACTGACCCTATTAAGCCCCCACCATAATACTCTGAAGTGATTGTTACTTGATTACTTGAGTAACAATTGTGAACTATTCCTGTATCAATCTTACCGATCAATCCACCAGACTCATCTTTTGCTTTAACACTTCCATTGATGGAAAAGCAGTTCTTTATAGTTGCTCCATAAGAGAAACCTACTAACGATCCTGCATAACTACAATTCCCTGCATTATTAGTATTTATTTGAACATTCTCCATACCAACATTTTGTAAAGTTCCGTTATGGAATTGTCCAAACAAACCTAAATAAATTTCATTATTGTTCTTGTTTACAGTTAAGTTTTTAATTCTAAATCCCTTACCATCAAAGTTTCCAGAAAAACCATTAACCCAGTTATTCCCGTCATAAAAAGAGATAGGATTCCAATTTCCCCAACTACTCATATCTATATCGTTGCCTAATTGATATGAAGCCGTTAAGTTATTCCTTACATTGTTTAAGTCGTCTGGTGTTTTTACTATGTAAGGATCAGATTGTGTTCCTGCACCTAACATTTAAACCACCTAAACTTTCGGTACTTGAATAGAATGAATAACTGTAAGTTCATCTTGTGCTGTTTCCATTGTAAAAGGTGAAAAGGATTCTACACTGTAAGCATTACCACCTGAAGCCACACTGTAAATGGCACTAGAAGCAAAAGTCTTAGGAAGAGTCATTCCTGAATCAGAACCTTTAACTATCACTTGAAGTTTAAGGGTTTGACTTCCTGCAGTATGTTGCCATGTCACTCGACTATCTGTTGGAGACAGACGTATAATTGCAACTCCTGAATTATCTCTTAATTCTATGTACTTCCAATTACTTTGAATAAAATCTCTGATACTCTGATAACCTTGTATATTTATTTCTGCCATTATTTAACCCCCTTCAATTGTGTAATTTGGCTTTCTAATCGTTCAAGTGAATGAACAATGCGATCCTGTGCTTCATTTTGTTTCTCAATTTGAGCAATTAACTTTTGTTCCCTTTCAATCGCTTCTTTTCTCGTACTAGTTAGCAGCCATATAAATAAAACTGCAAACACCCCTTGTGAAGCAAATTGTTCGATAGGAATGGTAGTTAAATCCATTTTAAACACCTCCCTGGGCGGATTAATCGAAGACATACGAGGACTCATGTATAATTATGAGTAAAAAAATAGGAGTAGCCCTTGATGGACTACTCAGAAAGAGGAGGTTGTAAAAATGAAAGAACCGTAAACTAGGCTCTAGATACTGGAAGGGGAATACCCTTCATTCACTGTCATTGTTTAATGGCAGCCAATGAAACTTACTCTATATTCATAAGTACTGTTTACCTGAATTCCTTACAGTTACACTGATATCAAGGGTTTAAAGGCTTGTCTAAAACTCGAGAAATATATTTTCTTTTGTACTTGTATATCCACCCTGATAAATACCACAGAACTACTTCACACACTTGCTTCCATATACAAAAATAGACTCATAGTCTTATAAATGTTGATTTTAAAGGGTTCGTGACTAATTCTATTTGGTAAAGTTTTCTTACTCCCCAATAGGGAACCAATTTCTTCATGTGAAAAACTCATTAAATCCTTGCTACTATTGAGTTTATCATCAGTGAGTAATAAACTTTTGTGACTTTTTCGGTTTATTTTAACCACTATTTTATTACCTTCCCTTAAAGACGATTATCTCTAAGAAGAGAATATGCCCCAAAAACCCTTTACTATCAAGGTATGAAGGCATCTTGTTCTATTTAGATTAAGATTTATTTTTGCTATTCAGCGTTACAACTCATATCCACCCTGATAAATACGTTCTATTTGCTAACATTTTTCTTTCTTCCATATTACAAAAATAGACCCATATGCCTATAAGTGTTGGTATTAAAGGGTTTTTAGCGAACTCTAAGTGTCCACATTATTTTTATCGTTTTTTACTTCTGTATCCCTTCCCTTAAAGACAATTATCTAGATTACGCAAATCCCTTGCAAACCGTTGGTACATAAAGGGTTTTAATATCTTCATGAAAAATCATGGTGTTCGTTTTGCTAACCTTCCTTTATAGGAAATTATCTTTATAACTATAAGATGTTAGAAACACTGATATAGCACCGTTTCTACTAAAATGAAAATTTAATCATGTTTATTTTCGCTAGTCTTCCTTTATAGGCAATTATAAGAATTAAAAGAAAGGTCATAAACCTTGATATAATAGGAATAGCGACCCATGAATGGAACGCTGAGTTTCATGAACCACTATTCTTCTTATTAAATTTTATTTTCCTTAATTTAGCCTTTTCTTTTTTTATCTCTTCTTGACACTCTAAACATTGCGCCTGTCTTTGTTTGGTAGGTTCAAATCTTTCATTACACCTGTCGCAAAGAATACTATTTCCTAAATTCTGTTTTAAGTTTGAAACCATTACATCACCAAAACTATTCCATAAAGTAGTTTTATGACTTGATTTCTTTTGGTTATACAAATACTCCACTAACACATTAGTTACATGCACCGGATCATTAAATACTTTTAGGATTTCTTCTCTTATGACTTGATAAACATAGGTATAATTTTCTGAACCGCCATCTGACTTATTCATCATAAACCGCTTTTTCTTATCTAATTCTTCGTATTTTTCTATGATTTTCAAATTAATATTTTGCAATTCTAATGGACTTTTCTCCACTTTCTCACTACCTTTCCCTTATGACGATTATATGCAATTAAGTAGTAACCACCAGAAAGCCTTATTCTATACTGTTTTGTGTAGCATACCACTGAAACTGGTTATTATTATTTTCGCTACTTCTTCATAAGTACTATTTACCTGAATATCTTATAAACCCATTAGTATCAATATCTTAAAGAGTTTTCTATTTAGGTAGCATGGTTCTTTTACTCCACTCTGATAAATACGTCCTAATGCGTTACATCTCTAAATTTCTTCTCTTTATCATAAGTACTGATTACCAACTTTGCAACTGAACTCAATAATATCAAGGGTTTGGAGTGTTTTCTATTTATACACGCTTTCTCATTTGTCTGTACTTAATATCCACCCTGATAAATACCATCAACTGTCCACACAGTCACTTTGTACCCACCCTGATAAATACCACTCTATTATTGGACATTCCTAGTTCTTCTTTTACTGTCTCTCCATAAGTACTCTTTACCTCAATTGCTCAGAAATCTCTATATATCAACTGGTTTCGCAGTGAAGTTTGTGTCCACGTTTTCCTTTTGAACCATTTAAAAACTCCTGCTCTGATCCTTGCCTTCACATTAACCCTTTTCCAATATTCCAGTAAAAGTTTTCCTTATCTTTATCACGTTTTTTCGCCTTAAAATTTGACTTGGCACTTAGGCTCTTTTACTTTTGGTTGAGGTGTATGGACAACGGCTTGGAGGCAAAGTTGTTGCCTATGTTCAAATGACAAAAAATCAAATGAACATAGACAACGACACTTTTGTATATCGGGTTATGGAATCCGTATTGTATAGCCCCTATTTGTCGAGGATATTAATCCTAACAAGCCTACTGTCAAAAGTTTGCCCATGACAGGAAAATGTGGCTTGTCTTGCTGGTATATCTACCTCAAACTTTCCACCGAACCGTTAAAGGTCGTTCGCACCATTCAGCAACAGACATAAATAGGGAAATGTCACTTGTTGCCTATCTCCATTTCTTCGCTTTGGCTGGATCAATACCTGACGTAAGTTATTTACTTGTGCTTAACGGCTACTCACAAGGGAAATCCCCTTCATGCTTCCTAAAAAAAGACAATAGGAAACTAAGCCCCTTGATAATCTATTTTTAAAATTTTATAATAAAGGGGCTGAAAGGTGTATTCCTATTCAGTTTTAAGTGAATGAAACAAACAGAGGCTTGGTGCAGCGAACACCTTGCCTCATTTTTTATTCTGGAAAGAAAGTCTTCACTTCATTTCTGAAATAATCAAAGAAAACAGCCATTTCCTCCCCGTTTCTATCTACAATACGCTTACCATAGGGAAGTACTTTAAAGTCCACTACTACCACACTAGACACGTCAAAATTAGCGTTAATCCAGTCCATTACCTTCATTTCATACTCATTTATAGTTGCGATCAT